GGATTCTTCGCATTATGCCAAGACGATAAACTGCTGTATACTGGACAGTGGTCTGGTGGAGATCCAGCCAGAAACACTATACTTTCTTATGGATTAACAAGATTTGGAGTCTAAATTTTAGGGACTTGTAATTCCTCTATATACTTGGTATAATACATCATATGTTTAATTGAAGTGTATGCACTTTGCGAAGATTGCTCTAGATAATGGCGGTAGTATTCATCCTTTAATTATTCCTGCTACTCTTACAAACGGAACGGGTTTGATGAATCCTTCCGTTTATAATGATAATGGGAAGATCATGGTGAATCTTCGTCATGTAAACTATACATTTTACCACTCAGAAAAGAAAACATTTCAGCATCAATGGGGTCCTTTGACCTATGTGCATCCTGAGAATGACATGCACCTAAGGACTGTAAATTATTATCTGGAATTGGATGATGATTTGAATGTTAGTCGAGTTAATAGAATTGATACGACAGAACTAGATAAAGAACCTCTCTGGGATTTTGTTGGTCTTGAAGACGCAAGACTTTTCCGTTGGGAGGGAGATTTGTATATTTCTGGAGTTCGACGAGATACCACAACAAATGGTCAAGGAAGGATGGAACTTTCTAAGATCATTGTTGGAGAAGATTATGTGAAGGAAGTATCACGAGTTCGTATTCAACCGCCTAAGGATCCAAATTCTTACTGCGAAAAGAATTGGATGCCGATTCCTGATATGCCTTGGCATTATGTCAAGTGGTCTAATCCTACAGAAGTTGTCAAAGTTGATCCAGTTAACGGAACTTCTCAGACAACCCATCTGACTCAGATGGTTCACATTCCTAGGGATGTTAGGGGTGGATCTCATGTCATTCCTCTTGATGATGATCACTATTTTGCTCTAACTCACGAAGTTGATTTATTCCAGAGTGAAGTTGGACGTAAAGATGGTCTTTATCGCCACAGATTTATGATCTGGGACAAGAACTGGCAGTGCTGTGGATTCTCCAAGGACTTCTCCTTCATGGATGCACACGTTGAGTTCTGTACTGGCATGTGCTACTACAAAGGTGATATTCTTATGACCTTTGGATTCCAAGATAATGCCGCATATTTGCTAAGAGTTTCACCTGAAGTTGTAAAAGATTTTATTGCTGGAAAATACGATGAAGAGAACTGATATTATCCAATCGCTCATTGATAAAATTGGAGCAAAAAAATATCTAGAAGTTGGTGTATCTGCTGGGGAAAACTTTAGAGATATTAAGTGTGACTATAAAGTTGGTGTAGATCCAGAAAGGACTTCACCAGCAACTATTCATATGACATCTGATGATTTCTTTAAATCAAATAAAGAAACCTTCGATGTAATTTTCGTCGATGGTCTTCATCATGCAGATCAGGTCTATCGTGATATTATGAATTCACTCAATTGTCTGAGTGATACTGGATATATTGTCTGTCATGATATGAATCCAGAAAAGGAAGAGCATCAAACTATTCCTTTCCGTGGTGGTATCTGGAATGGTGATTGTTGGAAAGCATTCGTTCAACTCAGACAAGAGAGAGATGATCTCGCTATGTGTGTTGTTGATACTGATTATGGGTGTGGAGTTATTAGGAGAGGATACCAAGAAAAACTTGATAAGATTAATGATCTAAACTTCCATGCTTTTGCTAATAAAAGGAAAGAATGGCTAAACTTAATTACACCCGACCAATTCATTTCTAAAATTTTAATGACAAATATTGAAAAGCGAGCAACTGATAATCGTTATCTAATTAATCTTCTGGAAGACTTTATTCAGAATCCAGATGATGCTGAAATTAATTATCAACTTGCCCTCTATTATGATGAGATTGGTCAGACTGCTGCGGCAATGTCTTACTATCTTCGAACGACTGAGCGTAGTGAAGATAAACTACTTCAGTACGAATGTTTGATTCGTGCTTCAATGTGCTATGACAAACAGGGAACTCGCAAGTTTACTGTTAAGGGATTGATTCAGAATGCATTGACTGTTATTCCTGAGCGTCCAGAAGCACATTTCCTTCTAGCAAGATACTATGAGCGTAGTGATAAGGATGGTAGTTGGAAAGACTGCTATCAAACTGCTTGTTTAGCAGAACAATTCTGTGATAGAAATCCTCCACCACTTCGTACAAAGGTGGATTATCCTGGTTTCTATGGCATTCTTTTTGAGAAAGCCGTATCCTCTTGGTGGTGTGGTCTATGTGATGAGTCAAGAGATATGCTTCAAGATCTTCTTGAAAACTATGAACTTGATCAAGTACATAGAGCATCAGTTATTGCTAACCTTGAAAAGATCACTGGTGACAAAACAACAGGTCTTCCCCGTCTGAATTGGTATAGCAAAACAAATCATAAGAAACTTAGATTCAAGTTCAAGGGATCTAAGGATATTGTCAAAAACTATTCTGAGTCTTATCAGGATATGTTTGTTCTTTCTATGCTTAATGGTAAGAAGAAAGGAACTTATCTTGAGATTGGTGCAGGTAATTCTTTCTACGGAAACAATACTGCTCTTCTTGAAACTAAGTTTGACTGGACTGGTGTTGCCCTTGACATCGACGAAAACTTTGTTAACGCACACAATAACGAAAGGAAGCATACATGTGTCCTTAAGGATGCTCTAAAAGTCAACTATGAGCGATTCCTGAACGGGTTAGACATGCCTTCCGATATCGATTACCTACAATTGGATTGTGATCCTCCAGAGGTCACATACAAGATTCTCTTGAACATGCCTTTCGAAACTCACAGGTTTGCTGTGATTACATATGAGCATGATTACTATTGTGATGAGACTAAATCTTTCCGAGATAAGTCTAGAAAGTACCTTGAGTCTTTTGGATATAAATTAGTTGTGGATAATATCTCACCTAATGAGAACAAACCATATGAAGACTGGTGGGTACATCCAGAACTAGTTGACGAATCAATCCTTGAAAAGATGATTTGTGTTGATGGTGAAACCAAAAAAGCCGAAAAATACATGTTAAATTCTCTGTAAACTTATGTCTACTCCTATTCCTGTTATTGGTATTCCTGTTGTAAACAGCACTTTTTGGGTTAGTCGATTGCTCATGAGTATCGACTACCCAGTTGATGAAGTCTTCATTATTAATAATAATGGTCGTGGTGAACTAGATGAGGATCTTGATAAACTTGCAAGTCTAAAGCATAAGTTTGTCAAGAAAGTTAGAGTTGCTCATCTTCCTGGTAACCTTGGTGTTGCTGGTTCTTGGAACTTAATCATCAAGTGTTATTTGATGGCACCCTATTGGGTCATTTGTAACGATGATGTTTCCTTTGGACCAGGATTTCTTGAAGAGATGGCTAACACCGTTAATGGTGATGAAATGATTGGCATGATCCATGGAAACAAAGGTGACTATGGTGTTGGTAGTTGGGATGTATTCCTAGTAAGGGAAAATATTATTAGGCAGTTTGGTCTGTTTGATGAAAACCTATATCCAGCATACTGTGAAGATGCTGATATGATCATGCGATTTATGCATCGTCCTATCCGCAAAGTTCTTGAGTTAAATTCTATGTATTATCATGGATTTGGCAAAAAGGATGAATACTATACTCATGGTAGTCAGACTAAGAAGACTGATCCAACTCTTAAAGAGAAACTTGAGGCATGTAATGCCATGAACATTGATTATCTCACTGAAAAGTGGGGTAAAGATTGGAGGATTTGTGGACCTACTAATCTTCCTTGGGAAAATGAAGAACAAAGAGTTTCGGCAACAACATTTGATTTGGACTTTGTTCGTAGTAAGCATCTAGGTTTCTAGTATGGATCAGTTACTAAGTGTCAATCCCGAGTATAGAAAATCTCAGAGAGTAATTATCGTTGATAATTTCTATAAAGATCCTCATGCCGTAAGGAAGTTTGCTCTGGAGCAGGACTACTTTGATGATCCTGGATATATTGGTAGAAGAACTCGAAAACAATTCTTTATTCCAGGAATCAAAGAAGCATTTGAAGACCTATTGGGACAACCGATTACCAAATGGGAAGAGCATGGGATGAATGCCAGATTTCAACACAACTGGTCTGGCGAGAAACTGGTTTATCATTGTGATGATCAGACATGGGCAGGTATGATTTACTTGACTCCCGATGCACCTCCAGAGTGTGGAACTACCATGTGGAGACACAAAGAGACAAAGATTCATCATAATTCTCAAATTGATTGGGATTCTGGTCAGGGATTAAAAGTTTTTAATCAGAGAACATTCTTGGATAGAACCCCATACGAACCAGTTGATGTTGCTGGTAATGTTTTTAACAGACTAGTTCTTTTCAGTGGCGGAAATATTCACTCTGCTTCTGAATATTTTGGAGATTGTAAGGAAAATTGCAGACTCTGGCACATGTTCTTTTTCGATTAAACTAATATGAATTTCAAAATTTATTCCAAGGGCGGATGCCCATACTGCGAAAAAATTAAAAAGGTTATGAAGTTGACAAAACTCAACCACGTGGTTTATACTCTTGGTGAAGACTTTACCAGAGAAGAATTTTACGCTGAATTTGGAGAAGGTACTACCTTCCCACAGGTTATTGTTGACGATAAGAAAATTGGTGGTTGTAACGACACTGTTAATTTTCTAAAAGAACAACAACTTGTCTGATGAGCAACATAAATAATGATACCCGCATAAATCGTGGGATTGAATTCGTTCTTAATGGAGGTAAGAGAAAGCAACCCAAAACCTTTCATATCATCTTTGGTAAGATGGTAAGCTTTCTCAAACGGGAAGTAACTATCTACCTTGAATTTTCCTTAGATATAAGGAAACGCAGAACTTCCCGAGGAGAAAAAAATGTTAGCAACTAGTTTAGTCATCGGTTCCTTCATAACCGTTCTATTTTTTATAGTTGGTATAATGGTAGGTTGGGTAGCAAGAGAGTACATGATGAACTATCGGGAAATTCCAAGACCTCACCCCGAGATGTTTGATGGACAGGGGAATTTAATTCCAGATGAGGTGATCGCATTTAACTTTGAAAACTATCATGACTACGAAGACAATGGCGAAGACGAAGAATGATTCTTTAGATCTCCCAGCAAATCCTTTTATTTTTGAAATTTTGAGTCTTGCTGCGAAGCAAAAATCTAAAGCAAAAAAGATTGAGGTACTGCAGAGGTATTCTCATCCATGTTTAAAAACTATTTTTATTTGGAACTTTGATGAAACTGTAACTTCTGTTCTTCCTCCTGGCGATGTTCCCTATGCTGCTGTTGATGAGCAGGATTCTTTTAAGGGAACTCTCAGTGAAAAAATTGCTGATGCAGTTTCTAAAATGGAAGAACTTGGAAGTAACTCTCTTGGTTCTCAAGATCAAGGACGTTCTTCTATCCGTAAAGAATACAGTAAGTTTTACAATTTTGTTAAAGGTGGTAACGATGGCTTGAGTTCTCTTCGTAGAGAAACTATGTTTATCAATGTTCTACAAGGACTACACCCACTTGAAGCAGAAATTATTTGTCTAACAAAAGACAAAAAACTGGAAACCAAATACAAGATCTCTAAAGATGTTGTATCTGAAGCATATCCTGACATTAGGTGGGGTAACAGAGGTTAAAAATTATCTGGATCTTTTCATTATGAAAAAAGAAGTTAAAGAAGAGCAACAAACTAGAGTTGCTCTTAGAGGAGAAGAGACTATGTTTTGGTCCGCATCAGAAAAAGAATGTTCCAAACAAAAGTATGGATGTGAGATACTCATTGAAAATGGAACATGGGAGCAAGTCACTACAAAAGATGCTCCTAATGATGCACGTATTGTAACTTATATTGTTGATGGTGAAACTAGATATGATCTAACAAAAAGCGCAAAGGCAGTCAATGTCTTTGATATGTATTGGGACAAGTTTCGTGAAGGTCTCAAGGACATAAGGTATGGTGAGGGTAGGATCAGCCCTAAACTCTGGGGTTATCAGGCACCTAAAAAGAAAAAGCAGAAGTAGTTTCAATATATCGGCAAAAAATTTTCCCCAAAATTTTTGACCTGTAGGGTTTTTGTAACACATGTTACAAAACTACTTGACTATATACTATATCAAGGGTATAATACCCTTACGTTCATCCTATGATATTACCTCTACTTCTGGCGTTATCCAATCCAGAACCAAAACTCTTGCTTACTTGTGAGCAGTATGATTGGTTATCGGAGAGGACTATGAGATCCGAAGTTCTCTCAATATGGGAGAAAATTGAATTCATTGCTAGATTTGCAGAAGGGACTGATCC